TATTCACACCCGCCGAAGTAGAGTTCGACCCAAACTCGAATTACGTTGACCAACTTGTCGGTGACGGGAAGAAATTCTCCGACCCTAACAAGCTAGCTTTCGGCAAGCTACAATCCGACCGTTTCATCGAACGTCTTAAGACGGAGAATGAAAGAATGCGGGAGGAGTTGAATACCCGTCAACGAATGGAAGAGCTAGTAACCAAGCTGGCATCCATTGAACCCAAGCAGTCTGCTAGTAGCGAGAATAATCAAGGTAGTGAACGAGACGGTGATAACAGGCCCCCTATGACAGGTTCTGGCCTTTCCCCCGAGGAGGCAGAAGCCCTATTCAATAGAAAGCTTCGAGAGACGAAGAACTTTGAGAAGTCTCTTGAAGGATTGAAATCGGCCTATGGCTCCGACTATCAAACCAAGCTGGACGAAGAAGCCAAGCGTTTAGGTATGGATAGTACAGAAGTGAATAGTTTAGCTAAAGCTAATCCTGAACTCTTCTTACGTATATTCAGTGGTACTAATGTAACTCCTTCGGATAACCATTATACACCACCCCCTACTAATAGTATTAATTCTAATTCTCTTGTCTCCTTAAAGAATAACCATATGGTTAATGGAGTAAGGACACAAGCGTACTATAATGATCTAAAGGCAAGGGACCCTAAGACTTACTGGTCTGTCTCCGTACAGCAACAAGAAATGAAAGATGCCACCAAGCTCGGTGAAGCTTGGTTTAACGCATCATAACTAGGAGATTGACTTAAGTGTTTTCAGTAAGCACTAACGACCATCTCATTCGTTCCAATATTTGGAGCCCAAAACTCAAGGAAATCCTAGAGGATGAATTGATGGGCTGGAAGTACGTTGACATGCTCAGCGGCTTCCCGGATGGTGATACCTTTAACATCCCTTCTATCGGTCAGGCGCAAGTTCATAACTTCGTCGAAGGTCAGAAGGCCATCTACAATGCAATGGATACTGGTAACTTCACGTTCTCCATCACGGAGTACCTGCAGTCTGGTATGTACATCTCGGAGAAGATGAAGCAAGATTCGTTCTATACTGGACGCCTCGTGTCTTCGTTCATCCCCAAGATGCACCGTGCTATTGCAGCGCGAATTGAAGCCGACATTCTGTCGATTGGTCCTCTGGGCCAGACGGCCTCGAATGCCAATACTATTTTCGGTGGTGACCACCGTTGGGTTGCCTCTGGCACCAGCGAGACTATGGATATCACGGACTTCGCTAAGGCTCGTTATTCCCTCAAGAAGGCTAACGTACCTGATACGAACCTGATCGCCATTGTCGATCCTACCGTTGAGTATAAGCTCAACACCCTGACGAACCTCGTCAACATGTCCTATAACCCCATGTGGGAAGGCATTGTGACTTCTGGTGTCGCTACGGGTCTGAAGTTTATCCGCAACATCTACGGTTTCGACGTTTACGTTTCTAACCACCTCTACGCCCTCCCCACCTCTGAGACCATTGGTACGAAGACGGCTGCGGCTGGTGTGTGTAACCTGTTCTTCTCTGCGGCTCCGGACGTTCTGCCCTTCATCGGTGCAATCCGTCAGGCTCCCAAGGTTGACTCAGAATACAACAAGGATGAGCAGCGTGAAGAGTACGTTGTGACCTGCCGGTATGGCACTGGTTTCTATCGCCCTGAGAACTTTGTCTGTGTCATTTCTGACACCGATCAGGTCTCTTTCTAATATAGGAGATATGAACTATGGTTAATACTTGGCTAAACTCCGACGGTCTTTATCTTAAGACTGGTACTCAGCAGTCCGTTCTGTCCACTGCCGGTGAATACCGTAACGATGGCAACTACCACGTCGTGGAAGTTACCATTCATGACATGACTGATCTCGGCACCTCTGCTGCTATTCAAGACGATGTGACCTTCATTCCGAAGAACGCTCGTATTGAGAAGCTGGAGCTGGTGACTGAGACGGCCTGTACTTCGGGTGGCTCTGCCGCTCTGAACGTCGGCCTTCAGCGTCGTGACCGTTCCACCGAACTGGACTACGATGGTCTGATTGCTGCGGCTGCTCTTTCCACTTTCAACGCTGCGGGTGAAACCGTGACGTTCACTGCTGGTTCGACTGCTGCTGGTGCCCTTCTGGGTACTACGTTGGCTAACAACGGCTATCTGACCGCTGACTACGATACCGCAGCCTTTACCGCCGGTAAGGTTGTGATCCGCGTTTTCTACAGGTTCCCTGTAACTGACGCGTTCGTAAGCTAAGGAGGTAGATTATGGCTACTACTAGCCTCCCTAACTCCCAACAGTTGGATTGGACCGGAAACGCTCTACTCGTAACTGATCTGGATGCATCAGGTTCACTTTTTGTCGGTGGCGTCGAATTCGCCGGTGCCGACTTAACCTACGTGAATGACCTGACTGCAACTGCTGCTGAAGTAAACCGTGTCGCTGATGTGTCCGGTCGTGTTGTATCCGCTACGGGTGCAACGCTGACCGTCACAGAAGCTCTCCACGACAGCAAGACTATCCTACTGAACCGTGCTGGAGGTATTGCGATTACGCTGCCTGCAGCTACGGCAAGTGGTATGCGTCTCCGCTTTGTTGTGGGTACAGTATCAACTACGGGCTATGTGATTAGCTCTGTGGTCGGAACAGACTTGATGGAGGGCATCATTATTGGTGCTTCCACCACTGACTCCGCTACAGACGCTGCACGTACGTGGCTTTCTGGAGCTACTGACGATACCATCACTCTCAACGGTACTACCACTGGTGGTGCTGCTGTAGGTGACTGGATTGAGTTGGAAGACCTCTCCGCCACTGGTTGGTATGTACGCGGTATGGTAACTCAAAGTGGAACTGAGGCGACTCCGTTCTCGGATGCTGTTACCTAATGCCACAAAACGACAAAGCATCTGGTCTCAAGAAATACCACGGTATTACCTCAGGTACTGTTGGGACCTCTAAAGCTGTAGTCGTTGATGCTAACAAAGACGTAGCGGGTTTCCGTCACGTCGGACTTACGGGCAATCTGGTGGTGGGGTCTGGGTTATCTCAGGCTACCATCACCTCTGCTCAAGCTGCTGTGCTCGCGAGTGTTACTCCGGGCACAGTAGCTGCATCTAAAGCTATGGTCGTAGACGCCAATAGAGACATAGCTACTGTACGTAATCTTACTATAGACGGTAACTTTGTAACTGGCTCTACCACTCTAACGGAAACAGAATTACAGAAACTAGATGGCGTAACAGCCGGGACTGTAACTGCTTCTAAAGCCCTAGTTGTTGGTGCCAATAGGGATATATCTACTCTACGTAACGTCACTATGGACGGTACGTTAACTTTTAGTGCTGGTGGTCTGTTTAACTCAGACTCAAGCACAGCTACTGCTACTGCTGGTACAGCTACTCTGAACAAGATGGCTGGTAAAGTTACAACTAACTCTATGACAACCAGCCCACTGAATGCCTTCGTACTAACCATCAACAACAGTACGATAGCTTCCACAGACATGGTATTTGCTTCTGTCGCAGCTGGTACAATCACAACCGGAATTCCATTAATTGGATATATAACTCCCGGTTCTGGTTCCGTTGTAATCAGAATATTTAATGCCGACACTATCAATTCTTTCAATGGAACCGTCGTGGTTTCCTTCTTTGTTGTAAAGGCTTAATAACATGCCGAATGTAGAACATTCCGCAATTACCGATCCTAATATTCACGAACCTAAAGGTATCGCAGCAGCCACGGCCGACCAAATCTATGTCTCAGATGGCGCAGGTTCCGGAGACTGGACTGATGTTGCAGACGTTCTAGATGCCAGTGCTAGCTGGACTATGAACGATCTAATCCACGTAAAATACGAAAGTAATACTGCCACCAGTATTGATGCTGTTACTTGGACACAAATACCTCTCAATCAAGTTAAGACAAATAATCTAGCTTCGGTTACTCTGTCTGCTAATAGAATTTCACTGCCAGCTGGAACGTATTTTATAGACGCTTCAGTGCCATTTGAGATTGTGCCAACAAACGGTGTTGACCCTAACAACTATAAGGCAAAATTATATAATGTTACAGGCTCTGCCGATCTGGTTATAGGTACTTGTGAAACCTCTGATGGTGATGATGATATTACAGCTTCTTCTGCCTTCCCGACTGTACGCTCCTTAGTTAAGGGAGTATTCACAGTAGCCTCTACTTCAAGTATAGAGCTTCGTGGATGGGTTTCTAGAGCAAGCTCTACTACTGGTGGAGAAAACACTGGAACAGATGACTCCGCAGTTCACGTTCAATCTGAACTGACTATCTGGCGGATTGCCTAATGGCTAAACTCACACTAACCGATCTAACCAATCTCTCTAATGAACAGTCTGTTGTTAGTTCAATTAACAGCAACAACACTGCTATTGAGACAGTGTTAGAAAATACTCTGTCTAGAGACGGCACCTCTCCCAATACGATGAGTGCCGATCTAGATATGAATTCCAATCAAATTCTGAACCTGCCTGCTGCTACTGTAGACACAGAACCAGTACGTAAGGCAGAATTTGATGAAGCTATTGAAAGCTTAACCGCAGCAGGCATAGCTCTAAGTTCTTCTGGACTTATTGCCTATGACTACGATACTGCAACTGTAAATGCTAGAACCTTCGTTGCTGCAGATGGTTCCGGTATTACCATTACCAATGGTGATGGTGCAGATGGTAATCCTACCTTTGACTTCGATAGCGATACCATATCTTTCGCAGATGCCATTGACGCTCTAGTACCTTTGACCCCCGCTGCAAATAAGATGGCCTATTATACTAGTGCCTCTGCTGCAGCAATGACTGACCTAACTGCATTCGCAAGGACCATACTTGATGACTCAGACGCTAGCACAGCCCGAGCTACCCTCGGTCTCACAATCGGAACTCACGTTCAAGCTTATGACGCTGAACTCGCAGCTCTTGCAGGGCTTACTTCAGCTGCAGACAAACTGCCATACTTCACAGGAAGTGGCACGGCTTCGGTCGCTGATCTCTCTTCTTTTGGAAGAACTCTCATTGACGACGCAGATGCTTCGACGGCTAGAGCGACACTTGGTCTTACAATCGGGACCAACGTACAGGCGTACGATGCAGAGCTTGCTGCCCTCGCAGGAACAACCTCAGCAGCCGATAAGCTCCCATACTACACCGGATCAGGAACAGCCACTACAGCCGATTTCACTTCCTTCGGAAGAAGCTTAGTAGATGACGCTAACGCAGCTGCTGCTCTAACCACTCTAGGCGTATCTGTATTTGCACAGACTCTGCTTGATGATGTGGCTGCTACCAATGCCAGAACAACTCTTGGTTTGGTGATTGGAACAGACGTACAAGCTCAAGATGCTGAACTCTCCGCCCTCGCAGGACTCACCTCCGCTGCAGACAGCCTCCCCTACTTCACTGGATCAGGCACAGCTGCCGTCACAACTTTCACGAGCTTTGGAAGAAGCTTGGTGGATGACGCCGATGCCTCGGCAGGACGCACCACACTAGGTGTTGTAATTGGTACGGATGTTCAAGCTCAGAATGCCATCCTAAGTGATTTAGCTGGCCTCACACAAGCTTCGAATAAACTCCCGTATTTCGATAGCTCCACTACAGCAGCTACCACAGACCTCTCTAGCTTCGGTAGAAGCCTGATTGATGACGCTGATGCTAGTGCTGCTAGGACTACTCTCGGATTGGTAATTGGCACCAATGTTCAAGCCTATGATGCTGAACTGGCTGCCCTAGCTGGATTAACCTCTGCTGCCGATGCTCTACCCTATTTTACTGGTTCTGGTACTGCTGCTACGACTACACTCTCAAGTTTCGCTAGAACTTATCTAGACGATAGTACTGCGATAGCTTTTAGAGCTACAACTGGCACTGAGCCTGAGTATAATATTAAGGTTACATCCGATACAACTGCATTAACAACTGGTGACGGTAAGATATACTTCACTATCCCGTCCTCTCTAAACGGACTAACCATTAAAGCTGCACATGCCTCTGTGGGCTCTGTCTCCTCCTCTGGAGCAATTACAGTGCAGATTAGAAACGTAACTGATGCTGTAGATGTCCTGTCTACCGCTATTACAATTGATCAGAGTGAGTTTACCTCCTACACAGCTGCTACCCCTCCTGTTATCAACACTGCTAATGACGATGTTGCTACTGGCGATATAATTGCAGTAGACGTTGATGGAGCAGGTGTATCTGCTGCTGGTCTAAGTGTTCATCTAACCTTCGGATAATCAAATGGCTATTACCCTCAAGACTGATACCGTAACTAACAAAGAACGTACTAAACAAATCATCATCTCCACTCCTACTGGAGAAGCCCCCACTATTACTGTCTTCCGCGAACTAGTTTGGGAAGATGCTGGTGGCAATGTTATCCGTAAACAGGATGATAAAGTAATCACTAAACTATACCCTGCTATTGCAGGCATGACATTCCCCAGTATTACTGACGGTGCAGGGCTATACGCTTTCCTGTCGGCTACTGCTGATACTTGGAGCCAAGAGCCCTAATGCCCCATTTCTTCATCGTTAATCCAGCTATCTTTGATACCGGAGGCGGTGGAACTGGCACACCAATTGGACTTCTCTTGTCTCTAACATATGTTCCCTAAGGATTAATTAATGGTCGATAATATTGCAGTTACCGCAGGCGCAGGCACCACTATTGCTGCCGATGACGTTGGCGGTGCTCTACACCAGCGTGTAAAGGTTACATGGGGTCCTGACGGGACTGGTAATGATACTGATACCGCTACAGGTAAACCCCTCCCAGTACAGCTCAGAAGCTCTACAGGCACCGATCTAATCGGTACTGCTGGTTCTTCTTCTGCAGCTGTTCTCTCCGTTCAAGGCATTGCTTCTGGCACTGCTCTACCTATTTCAGTAGCTTCTATCCCTTCACACGCAGTTACCAATGCTGGTACCTTTGCTGTACAAATAGATAGCAGTGCTATTACAGCTCTACAACTCATTGATGATGTTGTATACGCAGAAGACGTAGCTGCCCAAGCTGGTGATAAAGGTGTCCACGTACTATCCAGACGTTCTGACACAGCTGCGGCCACTGCAGGCACTGACGGAGATTATCAATCTCTAATATCAGACTCTACAGGTAAACTGCACGTCAATGTCGGAAACACTGTTACAGTAGGTGCTCATGCCCTCACCGCCGGTGAAACACACATTGGTGAAGTAGGCGGTAAGACTGTCGTAAAGACAATCACCATGACTGCAACAACCACTATCCTAGCCGCTGCAGATATTATCGCTGATACTCAGCAGATGGATGCTGCTCTGAGGGTAACTGATGGTACTGGTGTAATCCAGAGTATGACCGTCTTTGACCCAGACGACAATGCTGCCTTTGCTTTCGATGTTTATATCCACAACACTTCCACCTCTATGGGTACGGAGAATGCGGCTATATCCATCTCAGATGCAAACGCTGCAGCTGGTATCCTAGGTGTTGTATCCTTTGCCACCACTGATGCTAAGGACCTGATTAACGGCCGTATGTACCACAAAGCTAATCTGGGTATCCCAGTTACAGCTGTATCTGGTACTGATGACCTCTACTTCTCAGTAGTCAACGGTTCTGGTACTCCTACTTTTGCAGGTGGTAGTATGCCCATTCGTGTTGGGATATTGCAAGACTAATGCCCCTATTTGTAGGAACACGTAGAATACTAAGACCTGTACCTTCAGGTTCAGCGGCAATATCCGATCAAACCATTTGGAATTCTGCAGATAAAAACGCCTCTATAACGCTATCTGCTTCAGACAGGACCGCAACTTGTGGTTCAGGCGGCACTGCACAAGGTGTTAGAAGCGTCGGATTTAAAAGTGGAGCTAGTGGAAAATACTACTTTGAAGTTGTTGTTTCATTTACTGTTGGAGACTGTTGGGTAGGAATTACTCAGAGCAGTCAGTCTTTGAGCGCTTACCCAACCTCTTCTGATACAGATGCTTTAATCCTATACGCAGGTCTTCCTACCACCACAGAAGGTATCGTATCTTCCGGGTCTTCATACGCGTCTCCGTCTCTCAGTTCTGGAGATAGTATGATGGTTGCTATAGATTTTGATAACAGTCGAGCATATTACGGGGCTGAAGGAAGTTGGTGGGATGGGGCTAATCCCGCCGGAAATACAGGAGGACTTGATATCTCCAGTAGAGTAGCAGGTAACTACTATATTTTTGGAGGAGGATCGATCAACACTGACGTAATAAATCTCCCCCAAACAGTAACATATACTCCTCCCTCCGGCTTCTCCGTATGGTCTTAAAATGAAATACACTCTACTCGAAATGGTTCAGGACGTACTCTCATCTTCTGATGGAGATGAGGTAAACAGTATTACTGATACTATCGAAGCAGATCAGGTCGCTAGAATTATCAGAGCTTGTTACTTTGATATACATAGTACTTCTATGCCAGAAGCTACTACACTATATCAGTTAGAAGCATCAGGTAACTCTGCTAAACCTGTTATGATGACTAGACCATCAGACGTACATAGCCTTATTACCCTTAAGTATAATAAAGCTACAGAAGACGATACTGATCCTCAGTTTGTAACACTTACTCCTCTGTCTATTGAAGAATTCTTCGATAGAACTCATATGCTTAATCTCTCAGAAGATTATGTATCTAGTATGACACATACTATTGATGGAGATGACTTTACCTTCCTATATAGGACAGATAAAGCTCCTGATTGGTATACATGTATAGATGATCATACCTTCTTCTTCGACAGTATAGATACTGAAGTAGATACTACTCTACAGAAGTCTAAGACTTGGTGTCTAGGAGAGAAGGAAACTACTTTCCTACTTGAAGATGACTATGAGATTGATCTCGATGAGAGACAACACGTATGGCTATTGAATGAAGCTAAAGCTCTTGCATACCAAGAACTTAAGCAACAGACACATGCATACGCAGAGAGAGCTGCTAAGAGACAGAGAATTAGAGCGCAGAAGACTAAGTACGTAAATAACGATGTAGGAGTTTACTATAACTCCCTACCCATCTTTGGTCGTAGGACCCCTGTTAATACTAACGCAGTTAAGATGCATTAATGCCTAGACAGCTTGCTGTAGAAGCTGAGAATAACTTTTCTGGTGGCTTGGTAACTCAAGGCACTGGTCTCAACTTCCCTCCGAACTCTTGTACGGAGACAATCAATTGTATCCACCATGAACTGGGCAACATTAAACGTAGACCCGGTTTTGATTTTGAGGATAACTTCACAGTAAAAACAATCGACAGGACTTCTTCAGCAGTATCTAACTTCTTCTGGAGGAACGTCTCTGGAGACGGTACAGTCAACCTTGAAGTACTCCAAGTAGGTGAAACTCTATACTTTTACCTACCCAGTAGTGCTGGTTTCTCTGCTGGTGCTCTAGCTACTACAGTAGACTTAACTGACTTCATGCCCGCAGGAGCCCCTTCTCCGGGTACTTCTGAGTGTCAGTATGCTCCCGGTCTAGGACATCTATTCGTAACTCACCCCACTCTAGAACCTTTCTACATAACTTATGATGAAGCTTTAGAGACCGTATCTACAGTACAGATCACAGTTAAGATCAGAGATACTGAAGGTATTGACGATAGTCTCGATATAGATGAACGTCCTACTGTAGAAACTAACGCTCACAAGTATAATCTATATAACCAAGGATGGTATGCTAGTACATACTATGCCCAATGGTTTGCATCTAGAGCAGACTATCCCAGTAATGCCGATACATGGTGGCTATTCAAGAACTTCGACGACCAGTTCGATCTAACCACTGTCTCCTCAGTATTATACGATAGAGGTACTACTCAATCTGCTAGAGGCCACTACATCTTAGAAGCGTTCAATCAAGATCGCTCAACTGTATCTGGCATTGCCTCCTTAACTGTCGTAGACTCAGGCTACCAACGTCCCTCTGCCTGTGCATTCTATTCAGGTAGAATTTGGTACGCTGGTGTAGCTTCCAATGGTTTCGAGAGTAAGCTTTACTTCTCCCAGATACTTCTGAACATAGAAGACGCTGGTAACTGCTATTCCAGAGAAGACCCTAGTTCTGAGAACTACGATCAACTACAGGCTGATGATGGTGGATGGTTAATCATTCCCGGTATCGGTCTAATCCGTAAACTAGTTCCCCTAGGTTCTAGTCTAATTGTATTTGGTTCCCAAGGTATATTCCAGATCACTGGTTCCACTGGTATAGGCTTCACTGCCCTAGACTACTCAGTCAACCAGATATCTTCTGTGAAATGTCTATCTGCCTCTTCCTTCGTAGACGTAGATGGCTTCCCCTCTTTCTGGACTATCGAAGGTATCTACGCAGTTCTACCCGGACAGAGTGGTAATAATCTACAAGTCCAAAGTCTGACTGACCAGAAAATCAAAGAGTATTATCTTGACATCCCCCTTAATTGTAAACGTCTGGCCAGAGGGGCATATGATCCCAGAAGCCATACTATCCAATGGCTCTTTAGATCAGCTGAACCAGCATCTCTCACACAAGCCTATGAGTTCACAGACGTACTCAACTTCAATACCATTGCAGGAGGCTTCTACCCTTGGACTCTTCCTGACTCAGACGTTACAGTCAATGGAATATTCCTCTCAGAAGGATTTGGAGCAGACCCTGATATACGTCAGGTAGTCGTAGGAGCTAACAACGTAGTTGTAGGTGCTAATAACGTAGCTACAATTAGCTTCGGTGATCTAGTCCTAGAGTTCTCTAATAAGTTCATTGTCTCTTACCCAGAGAGTAGTACGTATAAGTTTACCTTCGCAGACTTCGCTAACACAAGCTTCCTAGACTGGTTGTCTTATGATGACGTAGGTGAAGACGCTGAAGCTACCTTTACAGTAGGCTATAAGATACCTACTCAAGGGGCTAAGAGATTTAACCCCACTTATCTATACCTCTTCTCAGATTTGAGAGACATAGATGAGACTGACTTCTACTTCCAATCCGTCTGGAACTTCTCTAATTCTGGGAATAGTGGTAAGGAAAGCTCTAGACAACGTATTACACACACCACGGGTAACTTCGATATAGTTCGTAATAGACTTAAGGTACGAGGTTCTGGCTACGTAGTGCAATACAGATATACTTCTATTCCCAGTAAACCTTTTAATATCCTTGGATGGACAGTAAGTGACACCCTCGCAACCAGAGATTAATATCAGAGAAGCTACGGCAGAAGACGTTAACTCCATCCTGTTGATGGCAGAACGCTTCTATGTCTCTACAGCTTACGCTAAAGTATCTGATTGGGAGGCCACCAGAGCCGCAGAAACAGCCCTCCAGTACATTAATTCGGATGCCCACCTACTTCTACTAGCTACTGTCAATGACCTACCAGTGGGCTTTATAATGGCTTTTAGAACCATTCCAATGTGGTCTAACACTCCTATGGGCATAGAGACTATCTTCTGGGTAGAACCTGAAGTACGTAACCTAGGTCTAGGACGCTTACTCAAAGCTAGTTATCTACAATGGTGCATTTTGAATGGTTGTGAACTCTGGTGTCTAGGTAATGCTCTCGACATTGAAACTACAGAAGAATTAGATAAAAGTTTGAAGAAAATGAATATGCTCCCCGCAGAAGCTATGTATGTAGGTAAAATCTAATGCCCGCAGCACTACCCGCAGCATCTGTGGCAATATCAGCCGCAGGACTTGGACTTCAAATCTTCGGTGCTTCTGAAGCTGCTAATGCAGCTCGGGACAAAGCCGCGGCTGAGAAGCTAATCCAACAGGCTCAGATAGCTAAAATACTTGCCGAGCAAAAGGGGCAGGCAACACTGGCTGAAGTACAGAAAAACATGTACGAAATCCAGACTGCCCAGTCTAATCTGCAGAGCACAACTCAGAGACAACTGTTCGGACTGCAAGTCCAAGGTATTGACCTCTCTAAACAAGCTAACCAAGTTCAGAGAGGATTGAACCAAGTTAAGGCTGATGCTAATGCTCAGCTACAAGCTCTGAACAATCAGAATGCAGCTCTAAACAATCAGGCATTCCAGATTGGTCAGCAGAACTACGGTCTGCAGATTGACCAGCTAGGTATACAGCAACAGCAAGTTGGTGTACAACAGGCTCAAGTTGGTGTACAGTCTCAGAGAGTAGACATACAAGCTAGAGTAGCTAAACTAGCTAATATACAGAACCAACGTAATGCCATTAGACAAGGACTAGCTGCACAAGCTGTAGGTACACAAGCCGCTACTAACCAAGGTGCCCTACAGTCGTCCAGAACGTCTCAGGTACGTGGCAATGCGGTTAACCAAGCTTACCAAGCAGTAGCTGCCTCTAACCAACAGAACCAAGCTCAACAGGCTGACTTCTCCCTGCAGCAACAGAACCTTGCCCTACAGAACCAGAACCTAGGACTACAATCCCAGTACTACGGCGTACAGCAACAGATTGTAGGCAACCAAGCCTCTATCGCTGCTCTAGGCAATCAATCCTACAACCTAGGTGTACAAGCTAAGAATATCCAATACGGAGTTAACCAAGCACAATTCGCTGCTGCTGATCAGCTCTATGGAATTCAAGATCAACAGTATGATCTAAGTAAACAGGGAATTGGAATACAGATACAAGCTTCTGCCATTAACGAAGATTTTGTTAATATGGCACGTAGCTGGAATACCCATCTAATCAACAGTAACCTGCAGACTTCTCAAGAAGTTGCCGCAGCTCAAGCTGCTGCTATCGCAGCTGGTGGGCAAATCTCTGACGCTAACTACGCTATGGCTCAGGCTGGAAGCTTAAGTGCAATTGGGGCTGGTGTATCGTCATTCGGTAATCTAGCCGCATCAAGTAACTTCCAGACAGGTGTAAATAACATCAGTGGAGGTATCAGTAATGTCTTCTCAGGAAGCACTTCTGTAGGACAACCTTTGAATATCTTACCTGCTGCAGCTCAATCTACTGTACCGTCTACATATGATCCCTATAACTCTACTTCCGCTGGATTTGTCTATTAATGGATACTATTACTCAAGATAACGAACCAGTCAGTCTACAGGAGGCACCTCCTCCAGTAACAGTAACCTTTGGTGATGAAGCTGTTCCAGCCATCAACATATCTGATCCTTCTGCTCAAAGTCCTGACGACAATGTTCCCGTAATCAGTATTAGAAATTTAAATGAAGCTCCTGCTCTGACTGCCAATGGCATTCAACAGAAAGCTAAGACACTCCACTATGCCTTACAAGATAAGTCCCCCGGAGTAGCTAATCTAGAATCAGCCGTACAGTCTAATAAAGAAAATGAAATTAGAGTGTCAATGGCTTTTGCTGAGAAATATAAACAACAGCAAATTGCCGAAGGAATTATCAGAGAAGTAATCCGTACTCGGCAGGGAGAAGGACTTACCCCAGATGATGAAACTCAAATTAAAACCCTAGTACAATCCGCAGGTCAAGTAGACCCTGAGACTGTCGTAGAGAAGGTCTGGGGCAGTAACTACGTACGAGAGCTTATGGGCTCTCCCTCTAAACTAGTAGCTGCTGGTATGGCTGCTGGCCCAGTTCCTGCTGCTGTAAGTGCTGGTACTGCTTCTAAGGTAGTAAGCACTCAACAGGTAGCTCTAGCTCTGAAACAGAAGCTGGATAAGAAGTGGGAAGACACTCCAATCCTAGGAAGCACTCAAGATGGACCGGACAAGCTTACTGCTTGGATACGTCCGATTATACTTCCCGGTTCTGATTTATACCTCTTACACAATGTTATTGAAGAAGCCAAACCCTTCCTCAGAAGCTTCCTCCCCGGAAGCAATCTGAAGGAGATTAGAGATTACCTTTACTTAATTGGTCCTGAGAGGGCTAAACCTCTTATGGAGAAGGCTACAGACTATCTTTGGTCTGTATCCCCTAGTGCTGCCCGTAAGTTTGTAGATGCTGTGGTTCACTATCCTTCGGATGGTGCTGTAGTAGACAACATGTTCGGTGTGGTTGAGGTTGGTACTGCCATCCCCGGTAGTTGGCTAGCAAGAGGTCTACGTGGTGAGGCGGCTACTGCCAGAAAGATCATAGATACCTCCGTACCAGTCAAACTGTCCAAAGAGTTCGTAGAGTCCAACGTAAACACCCTATTCACCCACCAACAGAAGGAAGACCTCTTCAAATACGGTAAAATCACCGTCCGTGGTCCCGGTGGAAGATATGCTCCTTCTAAGGGTAGCGTATATGAGCTAGAGAAGGCCGCTGGTGCGTTTCCAGAGGATGGGAGCTACCTACCTAGCGGGCTAACGGAAGGCCGCTCAGTGGGCTTCCCTGAGGCTTCTAGAGGCATTCCAGAAGGGACCGTATCTGGCTTCAAAACTAGCAAGGGTTCTACCTATGAAATTGGAGAGGGTGGAGTAACCACAAGGAACAAAGCTCCTCGCAATGAACCCGGCCATGAAGGTGATGCAGGACTGAAGGAAACTTCCGTCAGAACCATCTATGTGGACAAGGACAATCTGGGAAGGTTTGCTGTTCCTGATGGTGCAAACTTCAGAGTATTTGAGAACAAGGATGGCACCGTAGGTGTAGCCATCAAACCTAAGGATGGAAAGATGGGACCCACTCCCTCTTCTAAATCCATCCCAGTCAGTACTGAGCCTAAGGAAGGTCTCCACCCAATTGAACTGTGGGGACGTAAGAAAGAGTTCGGGACTGTAACCTACAACAACATGCATCCCGGTTCTGAGATTACAGAACTAACCCGTAAGGGTGGGTATAAGCCCTCCTACGGCTATAATCTCAATGTTCAGTTTGATACTGAAGCTTTCAAGGAATCTACTGCTAAAGTTGCTAAAGCCAGAGAGAACCTAGCTAATGCTAAGCAAGGTTTGAATGAAGCTGATGAAGCTGGAATGGCTAAAGCTCAGGATAAGATTTATAAAGCTCAGAAGGAATACGACGAGGCTCTAGCAGCTCGCGACAGTGTTTCAGTATATCGCTTTGATCCTGCAGTTAATAGAGCTACCCAAGGTCTCAAATCGTATCTATCCGCTGGTGTACAGGCTCTTAAGACTGCTCCTACTGGTAATGGTACTGAGATTGTAAATGACATTCAAGCTACACTAACCACTCTCGGTAGAGCTGAGGAAGGTATCCGTGCAGGAGCTATGAGACGTACAGCAGAGATGCTGAATAAGAGTCCTAGTCCTGATCCTGCTCAAGCAATTAATTCCCTCAGTAAAGACTTACCCTCTTACACTAGACCTAATAATATTGATGAACCCAATCCTTCCGCGCTCACGCGTGAAGGTTCTCTACGTATGTCTGAAGAGCTTCAGTACAATGAAGATTTGCTTAATAAGACACTAGGTGGAGTTAGGGTTCAACGTCTCACAGAAGAAGACTTAGCTAAGGCATATAATCAGACTAAAGCTAAAGTAGTTTCTAAATATGCTGGAGATTTCCACAACTCAGTTCTAGACCAAGAGATGATCTACAATGCTGAGCAAAATGTCTATTATGTTAAGACAAAACTAGGTAAGACAGACGCCACTGGATTTGCAGACGAATTCTCTGCTCGTAATACTTTGGCTATGCAATACGGCATTCCTATGAAGGATTTTGCCATTATCCAGCAAGGAGACAGTTTCTATGGATTTATCCTCACCCCTCTAGATGAAACTGGAACTATTGCTTCTACACTAATCCCCACTAATAACTTAACTCCCTCTTTCATGGGAGAGAGTAACTTCTTCAAGAACTTCCGTAGCGCTGCTGATGAAACATCGCCACTGCAGATGCAGGCTAGATACGTTGCTTCTCATGCTCCCCAGAGAGTTAACAAGGTAGTCCAAGATATTGCTAACAGTGTTAATCTGACTGGCACAGAAAACAAACATCTTAATATGATGTTGAAGCAGTCTGAGCTAGACTTCGATGCCGCTGGCAATAAGGGTGTATGGTGGACACCTGCTAAACTAGAATTAGAATATGCCAAGAGGTTTGGAAACCTACCTTCTGCTGAGCTGATTAAAGGATACTATACCTTCAAACAGTTGATGGACTTCGATTATGCCATTCGCAGTAACTACGTCTACTCCTACTGGACTAGATGGGGTGCTGAGAACTTCAGCTTTAAATGGGCTGAAGGACAATCGAACTCTTTCATGGGTAAGGTTGTAGATAAGATCGACTTCTCTAAGCAACGTGACCGTGGCATGCTGTTCATTGATGAACAGGGTAAACCACATTACAAATGGACTAATAGTCAATACAGAATTGATGAGGACGGCTTCAGAACTAAGGTAGACACCCTCGTAAAGGAGAATGGCTATCAGATCATTGAACTCGCTCAACCTCTACGTCACCCTCTAAAAGACCTTAAGGGTGGTGATATCTACTATGTAGTCACTAGAAATGCTGAACGTACTCAGCTTAATCCCGGAGATATGCTACCCTACCGTGGTGGCCCTCACGTAGTCTATACTCACCCTCACTTCGTAGGACAGATGAAACTGTCTAAGGACGCTAAGGGGCAGTTAACCTACAACGGTGACACTACCTTCAGAGGTGGGTTTGTAACTGAAGAAGCTGCTAAAGCTTGGGCTATTAAGTACGATACTGCGCGTAAGATTATGAATACCGGAGATGACGCAGCACTAGCTGACTTCCTCCGAAATAACCTCCCTGAAGATGTAGACAGCTTTAAGAAACTATTCACTGGTGAAGATGGTCTGAACCAAGACCTCCCTATTGCTTATCACGGTAATGGTAAGAATATTCTAGATAGGAATGAAGGACTATCTAGTGGAGACTACAACGGAGTTAACTATAACTACGGGGACTATAAAGACTACTTTAACGACCATTCTAATCCTGAACAAGGATTGAATGCCGCATTCCTACAGGACCGTGCCAATCAATCGGTGATGGTTCCTAAAGATATGGGGGTAAATGTTCCTCAGAGATTTGTTCTCGAAACTGCTGCTACACTCGATCCTTATATATCCATGCAACGTGGTATCGGACAAGCAATACGTCTCCGGTACATGGAAGATTATAAGGTACTTGCTGCTGAGAGCTATATTAAAGAGTTTAAGGATCACATCCACAACGCAAGTCCAGAAGCTCTACAACGTAATCCAATCCACTATCTCTACGAAGGGCAAATCTCCACAGGAACCCCACACGAAGTAGCTGGACGTATGAAGGCTTACCAAGCGAATGTTAAGAGCTTCATTGGCATGCAGTCAGAAATTGGACAAGACATTGCCCACTATGAAGCTAAAGCTGTGGAATTCCTCACCCGTAGATTTGGTGAGAATCGTGTAGCGAGCTTCATGGAGAAGCCTTTCGTCTCTGAGTATCTTCTGCCAATCATTAAAGACCCTGCAGCCTACGCCCGTGCTGCTGCGTTTAAACTACGTCTGGGACTGTTTAACCCAGTACAGTACTTCCAACAGGGACAGGCTGCTGTAGCTGTTCTGGCCATCTCTCCTAGAGCTGGTATGGAAGGTATTAAGATTGCTTCGTATATCCATACTGGAGGTAAATGGGCTTTAGATGATCCTGCTAAGTTTGATCACTATGTAAATATGATTACTAAGTCTTCTAAATGGACAAGAGATGAAGCTAGAGATGCTTTACAAGCCTATAAAGACTCTGGCTATGGTATCGTAGGTTCAGAAGCTTCTCTGAAGAAGAATATGTTTGCTGATCCTAAACTCTTCCAGACACAAGCTGGTAAATGGTTGGATAAGGGAGACCTGTTCTTCAACGCTGGTGAAGGTTTTACTAGAGATACTGCCTTCTTTACTTCGTATCGTGAATGGTTGACCAACAACGTAGGACAGAAGCCTAATCAATATGATCTAGGTGAGATTATGCGTAGAGCTAGTGATATGAACTTCAATATGACTAGAGCCGCTAATTCAGCCATGCAAAGTAACTCTTATGCCTCTATTCCACTCCAATTCCAGACCTTTAGGTTTAGACAGATGGAGCTGATGCTCGGCGGTCTGTGGGGAGGTCTCACTGGTAAACCGGGGAGAATTACAGGCAAAGAGGCTGCTAGACTTTGGGCAACTTACTCAGTGCTCTATGGAATTCCCACAGGAACTTCCGCATGGGCAGGCTATAACTTCTACGAAGATATACGGGTTAAAGCTAAAGAGTACGGCTTTAACTTCGATGATAATAAATTCGCTAAAGCTATGAACGAAGGTATTATTGCCTTCTCAGCATACTTAGCAACAGGAAAGAACCTGAGCGTAGCTTCTTCTTGGGGTCCCGGTGCTTCTACACTTCCTAAGGATGTGTGGGATAGCTGGCACGATAAGGAAGGTGCTAAGACATGGGCAGAACTTATTACCGGACCTTCTGGTAGCAGTATTAAAGCTATCTACGAAAGCATGAAGCCTGTAGCTCGATGGGGTATTGGTAAGATCACTGGTGAAGAATACCCACTCATGCCAGAAGACTACTCCAGATTTACTTCTATTGCAGCCACTACAGACAATGTACGTAAAGCTTGGCAAGCATACAATCTACAGAAAGAGTTCACTAAAAATGGAACTCTGGTAGGTTCAGCTACCACTTGGGATGGTATTCTTAAGGCAGTGTTCGGTTTAAATAACCAAGACTACCAAGATGCACTATTCAAGATTAAGAGTGATAAAGTAATCAGAGGATACCAAGAAGACGCTAAGAAAGAGATGCGCCCTCTATACCAGAAAGCTAAAGAAGCTTTGGCAGCTAATGAGACTGCTAGAGCTAAAGAATACATGGATCAAGCCAGAGTAATTAAACAGAAGAACGACATTTCAGATGCAGATGCTGCACAACTATACCTAGAACAAGGAACACAAGGATTGAACGATACCGTTAACAGTTTGCTCTATAGGGCTCCTAAGGCATCTGAAAGAGAGCGTAACTACAATAGACTTTTGAAGGATAACCAATAATGCCATTCGCTGATCCCGCAGGTGGATTCTTCTCCCCTAATATGCCTTCAGGAGGTCCTGTAGACATCCCCCGCCTACCTCTACAACCTCTACCAGATACTCAGAACATTGGCTCTCCACGTTCTCAACCCTTTGAGCTTGTAAGGCCAGTCAGCTATGAAGCTGATAAAACAGCTGGAATAGCTCTCAGAGGTACTGCAGAGGCTCTAGGCAATGCTGTCGAAGGTATTGATAATGCTGTTAAGATTAGTGCTGTAAATGAAGTCCGTAAGGAACTTGGAGCACTCTTCAACAAGCAGATACAGGCAGGTCTGGAAGAGAAGCAAGAACTTCTATCTGAACGTACAGACAATCAAGACAGACTTGCTAATACTCCAGTAGGATTATCCCAAGGTCTAGGCCGTCTATCTGCACTGGAGAAAGCAGCTAGAAGCGGTCCTATTTCCGATAGTGGACTACAAGCCAGAGCTAGTGAAATCATAGCCGGACTTAAGACACGCTATCCCGGATATGGACACGTCATTGAAGACGCTGGTGAACGTCTGTTCGGTGTATCCGCTGAGAAGCAAAGGTCTGCTGTCCAAAAGGATATTGATGCTATTCGTAAAGCTCAGGTAGATAGGATTGATCAGAGGGAGAAATTCCTTCTCTCCAACATCAACGATCTCCCCAGTGACTGGAGAGACAGATCGTATCTTGAGAATGAAAAGATCATTCACTCTAAGCAGGTTGCAAGACAGAAGTATAAAGATGATGAGCTGAAGATTAAAGCTGAGGCAGAAGCTGGAATACTTCCTTGGCAGAAAGCTGGTAACAGTCTCTCTTGGCAAGGAACTCTTAAAAGCTCTGAGATGATTAATGAAGTGACCAGAGCTTTAGAGAAAAAGGGTTATAAGCTAGAAGATATTACAGCCGGTCGAATTGATCCTACTGAGCTACAATTTGTAGTTACTTCTTTAGGCTCTATGAATGATGCCTATAAACGGCATATGAGTTTAGCTGCTACTACTCAAAGTTTTGATTCTACTAATCCCGGACTAACTCCCTACAACATTATGCGTAATGCTAATAAAGGGGATGAAGTAGATAAGATTATTCAACAGTCCAATAACATTGAACGTCTGTTAACGGCTATTACCAACAAAGAGTGGGGAGCTGTTGGTTCTATTGCCAGAGAATTAAAGTCAATAGAAACAGCTAGAGAAGCTGAGATTATGAAAAATAATCCAGAAATTCTAGATCACTCTATTCTTAATCAAAGGTTAGGACCTACTTATGCAGCAGTAGCTTCAGTAAATACTAAATTACAAGGTTCTATTGCTAATGCTGTAAGTCAATTAGGTAAAAGACGTATGCTTTCCACTGGATTTTTCAGTGATAAACTACGATCTATCCAAGAACAGCATAAAAATGAATATGGTATGGACCTTTCTTCTGGGGCTGTGAATGAATATATCAGCGATGCTACGACCGTTCTAGCTGCTCAAGATATTCCAGATAAACAGTATCATGCCCAATTCTTTAAGAGTGTGTATTTAGACCCTAATAATACTTATTTACTAACTGGTATTGCTAAATCAGGTGGTGGTATTAATGATGCCATAAGTGTTTATAATAGGTTTATCTCTCCTGAAATTACTCAGAACGTAATTAAACGTATGCCTGAGGATATTAAGCAGGGGTATACTGCATGGGCAGAAAATAACTTCGCTAAACTAGCTCCTAGACTTGGTGAGGATATTAATTCTATGGTCACTAAGAACCCTTATTATAATGTAGTTTATGATGAAGCTACCAGTAAGTTTGTTACTGTAGCTACTCAAGCGGGTAAGGATAGACCTGATCTATACGCCCAAGCTATAGGGATGCATGGTAAAGCAGTACCTAGTAACTTAGATAAGCTTAATACCTCTCTAGGGCTCTTAAAACCGATTATAGAGGCATCTGGCAGAGACTTTAACGAATACGTTAAGACTCTACCGTATCTACAACCTTCTGATATGAAGAAGGAAGATAGTTTCCTCAATAAAAGACAGCAGCACCTAGACCGTAAAGGATACGGGAAGACGGCTAGTGATGTTGAAGTAGCTCCTGTTCTGAACCTAATTAGGAGAGGAGAGGCTTCTGGTGGCTATGATATTATGTTCGGAGATAGTAACTTCAAAGCTACTAGTATGACTGTAGGTGAAGTTCTATCTGAACAGCAGAAGAGAATAGCTGGTGGAGCTAAGTCTGTAGCTGTAGGTGGGTATCAGTTCATTAATGAAACTCTAAAAGGTCTTGTTAAAGACATGAAGATAGACATGAATGAACAGTTCAGCCCTCAACTACAAGACAGACTAGCCACTGAACTACTCAATCGCAGAGGCTACCAAGATTATAAAGCAGGAAAGCTCCCTAAGTCAAAGCTGATTGACAACTTATCTAAGGAATGGGCAGCTCTACCTAATATGTCTGGTAAGGGAAGTTACGATGGAGATGGTCTAAACAAGGCTAATGTCACCTTAGCAGAGCTAATAGACATACTATAGTATATAAGATTAAACACATACATAGAATAACTCTTATATCCTAACGATAAGCTAACGTCTATTATGTGTTATCACTCTTATAATACACCATAACCAACACAAACTACCATATGACCCTCTTATATATGTATACTATAGTAACCATGGTTACTATGTAATACATGGTAAGAGGGTCGTCTCTGTTAAGGAGACAGGAGAAGGAGTCTCTGTAAGGAGACATAGAGGAGGTATAGTGGTT